ATTTAGTCGTAATTGTCTGAATGCATTCTCTTCTCCTGGATTTTGTTTTGCCGATTCACAAGCTGCTCTTACTTTATCTTCTGCAACCGTTATACCTAATGATGGATTTGCTTTTCTCCATACTTTTGGATCAGTCCAATCTTCACTTTCATCAGCACCATAAATAACTGAATAGAATGTAGGGTCAATCTTATTTCCTTTTTCAATATCCTGTGCTTTTTGATGTATTTCATAACAAATAGAATTAGTATCATTTCCTGCTGTTGTAATTAAGAAATATAATGGTTGCATTCTTGCATCTCCAGAACCTTGAGTCATTACATCATAAAGTTTTCTATTTGGTTGTGTATGTAGTTCATCAAATATAACTCCATGAGTATTGAAACCATGTTTGTTAGCAACATCTGCTGACAATACTTGATAAGAACTATTTGTTGGTTTGTAAATTAACTTTTTCTGCGATTCAAGAATTTTTACTCTTCTTGATAGAGCTGGACAAAACTTAACCATATCTACTGCAACATCAAAAACAATTTTTGCTTGATTTCTATCTGCAGCACATCCATAAACCTCTGCTCTTTCTTCTCCATCTCCACAAGTTAATAAAAGTGCAACTGCTGCTGCAAGTTCTGACTTACCTTGTTTCTTTGGTATTTCTATGTAAGCAGTATTAAATTGTCTATATCCATTTGGTTTAAGTACACCAAAAATATCTCTTATGATTTGTTCTTGCCAATCTATAAGTTCAAAGTTCTTTCCCGCCCATGTTCCTTTTGTATGGCAAAGGCTCTCAATAAAAGCAACTGCAAAGTCTGCTGCATCTTCATCATAGTAACTTGTTTTAGCCATAAACTTTGTTGGCTTATAGTTCTTTAACTTTCTCAATTTATCATCTCCCTTCCACGGAAAAAGCACTCCATAAATGAAGTGCTTTCAAAAAATATTTATTTAGTTTTATTTTTCTTGAGTTCTATGTATCGTTTTAATGATACGTTCTTGCTCTTTGATATCAACACCAATTGATTGTAATGCCTCTCTGGTGCCACAATCGGGGCATATTGGGGTTTTATTGTCCTTCCTTGATATTGCAGGGTGTCCTTGATATTCAGTGCCACACTGTGGGCATTTTCTTATTACATTATCTTCCTTCTTCATTTTCTATCCTCCTACTTCTATTTATTGCCTCGACTAAATAATATGGATCAAAACCAAATCTTAAATATCCTTCAAGGCAAGTTCCTAAATAAAACTTACTTGGAGTTCCAAGTTCTCTATCTTCATGCATTATATAAACATACGCTTTTCTTATTCTTACCTTCTTGGATTTAATTCCTTTGATTGGAAGAATCATTTCAGTTTTGTAATAAAATTGTGGACAACCTTCATATCTATCAAGTGCTCTTTCATCACTTTCTTGTGTTTCCCAAATTGCTACTGGTACTTTAGCACCTTTCTTTTTTTCAATAGTTAAGTAAGAACCTGTTTTACTACCTTTAAATAATAATTCATAATCCTTAATAACTGATGTTCCAATAATCCTTGCTGATGGGCATCTTGTTTTCATCTGTGTTACATTCAAGTTGCTACCGTAAGCTATATAATATCTTCTCTCCATAAGATATCCTCCTTTCTATTCAAGGGATTACCCTTCTACCACCTTAAGGGCAGTCAATGCTGCCTATTAAAGTACCAGGAGGCTAACTCCTTGAGCTTACTCTTTTTTGTCTAAATGCTGTGTCACCTTCAAGTCTTTTAGTTAATACATCTCTTGCTGTTTTAAATTCTTCTCCAATAAATCCTAATCTTAATAACCATGTTCTCATTGCATATTTTGGATTTTCATTTTGTTGTCTTTTAGCTGATGCAAATTTCACATCCTTTGCCATTTGACTTAATGCTAGGCAAAATTGTATGTAGCTTTTTAATTGTCCTGCATGAAGTCCATTTTGTTTTCCTTCTGCTGGTTGGTCGAATTGAAATAATCTAAATTCAATAGTTCCTTTTGTAAATGTTGCATGGAAGTTTAGCATATGGTATCTGCTGTCATTGTAATGTTGATTTCTTGAGTAACTTGCATTTTGTGTTTTGTACCAAATATCTGCAAAGTCTGACATTGTTCTTGGTTTCTTTCTATTTAGTACTCTTAAGAACTCTGGACTAACTGTTCTACAATATCTTGCCATTCTCATTGAGTCTAGTTTTAATGCATCTGCTATTAACAATTCATGGCTCGCCATAATGTTTGCTAGGTTTCTCATTGTTTGTGGTGTGTGTCCATCTGCTCCAATATGAATGTGAATTCCACATCCTCTTGATGCATCACTCTTTGCTCCTGCTTTTCTTAATTGTCTTATTAGTTCCTGTAAAAGTTCAATATCTTGATACTTTAATATTGGTGTTACCAATTCACATTTTTTATTGTCATCTCCAGAAATGCTTACATCCTTTTGGAACTTCCATTCTCTTCCGTCATTTGACCAGGCAGACCATGTTGAGTATCCATTTCTACTATTTGTATACTCATATCTACCTGTTCCAAATAACTCAGCTGCCACTTTCGCAGCTTTTTCTCTAGTTATGTTATTCATTTCAACTTCTACTCCGATTGTTTGTTCTTTCATCTTTTCGGATTGCATTATTACTTTTTCACTCATCTTACTCACCTTTCTTTATATAAGATATTCTTTTTTTGTTATGTATATATATCACTCTAAAAGGCATATATATCAAGTCATTTAGGCAAATAAGTGTATCTTTTTTTGATTATATTTTGATACATTTGTCGACATCATAAACAACATTTAAAGAACTACCATTGTCCCAAGAAACCATAATTGATCCAGTATCATCTACACCAATTACAGTTCCTTTTGTTCCAACGGGTGGTGCTTGAAAATCATCCATCTTTACAAGTTTTACTCTTGTTCCTTTTGGATATTCTTTTCTTATTTTTTCTACAATTTCTTGTTTTGGGAACATCATAATTGTTTACCTCCTTGCATTACATATATCACTCAAAGATACAGAAATATCAAGTTTTGATCATACTATTCTTCAGTTGATGTTTCTACTTCTTTAACTAAATCTTTATATTGTATCTTCTCACCATTCCTAATTACATACACATTTTCACTATCGTTAGTATCTTCAACATATCTTCTTAAAATTACTGATGCATATTTTTCATCAAGTTCCATTGTGTAACAAATTCTATTCATTTGTTCACAAGCCATAAGTGTAGAACCACTACCTCCAAATGTGTCTATAACAATTGCATTAGCTTGAGTAGAATTGTTTATTGGATAAGCAAGTAAATCTAGTGGTTTAGATGTTGGATGATTTGAGTTCTTTTTAGGCTTATTAAAATTCCATATAGTTGTTTGCTTTCTGTCTGAATACCATGGGTGTTTTCCATTTTGTATGAATCCATATAACACTGGTTCATGTTGCCATTGATAATCTGACCTACCAAGTACCAAACTATCTTTTACCCATATGCAACAACCTGCCAAATGAAACCCTGCATCTATAAATGCTTTTCTAAAATTTAATCCTTCAGTATCTGCATGAAATATATAAGCAGCACCACCATTTTCTAAATGCTCTGCCATATTCTTAAATGATGAAAATAAGAACTCATAAAAGTCATTGTTCTTCATACTATCATTTTGAATTGTTAATCCATCCGAACTTTTGAAAGCTACATTGTAAGGTGGGTCGGTTAAGATTAAATTTGCTTTTGTATCTTCCATAAGTTTTGATACATCTTCACTTGAAGTTGCGTCTCCACACATCAATTTATGCTTTCCTACAAACCACACATCTCCTCTTTCTACAAAACTTGCTTTTTCAAGAGCAGCAGTTAAATCAAAATCATCATCTTTTACATCTTTATCATCTATACCAAATAAGTCTGCTAGTTCTTTTTCATCAAATCCTGTATAACCTAAATCGTATCCTAGATTTTGTAATTCTTCCATTTCTATTTTAAGTAATTCTTCATCCCATCCAGCATCCATTGCCATACGATTATCTGCAAGAATATATGCTTTCTTTTGAGATTCAGTTAAATAGTCAACAAATACACAAGGAACTTCACTTATTCCTTCTTCTTTAGCAGCCATCAATCTTCCATGACCTGCTATAACATTAAACTCCCTATCAACTATAATTGGATTTACAAAACCAAACTCTCTAAGTGAAGAGCGAAGTTTTATAATTTGTTCTGCCGAGTGTGTTCTTGCATTATTTACATAAGGAACTAATTTATCAATTGATATAAGTTGCATTTCAGTTGTTGTTTTAGACATCTTTTTTCCCTCCTAAAAAAGACCCCATTCAGCAAATTTTTCAAATCCACCGATAGAGTCTATAAATTCTTTAGCAATTGCTACTATTTCATCATAAGGTTTTCCATCTATTTCTTTATCCCCAATAGCACAGCAAATCCTAACTACCTCATTTGTTTCTTGAGCTTTCAGAAATGCATAAATGTTTACTGACACATCTGCTTTTGATAAGTCTTTACCATGAAGTCCACCACCAGTTACACTATCAGCCATATCTGAACCTAACTTTCTATTTGTTGCACCTGTATCAACATTAGTGCCTCCAGTCCAATCTCCTAATGGATTGATTTTTGCATCTTGATACAATTTTCTTAAATCTTCTGTTTTACAATTACTTTGACAAATTATTAAATTTTCTTTATCTAAAATGTACTTACCATCACTTGGATATTTCTCATAAATAAAACGAGCAATTTCTGATAGTTTCTTTTGCTCGTCTGTTAAAGGTACTCCTTTGAATATTCCATTGTCGCCACATCTTATTTCATTTTCTTGGTTCTTAGATAAATGTGTATCTTGTGGCACTAATACGACATCTTTCGACATATCTCCTGCTATTCTTGAAATAATATTCTCAATATCTTCTTTGTTAAAATTCACTGAAGTTTCAGCAATTACATGACAAATACCATGACCTATTAAAACTTCAACCGCTATTTTAGGGTTTTCTTGTAACTTATATCCTAAATCCACTATTGCACCTGCTATTCTATCGGCTACTTTATCTGGGTGCTTTGGATTAACTTTTTCTATCATTATTTTCTCTCCTCTCTTGCTCTTAGCAATCTTTCCATCAAATCATTTTGTGGTGCAGCATCTTCATAAAATGTACTGCAATTTTCTTTTACAATTTGAAATATTTCATTCCATAATCTAACCGCTTGGTTCATGTAATTAATACCAATATTTATAAATGGCGAAGGTATAGGTTTTTGAGTTGTTGGATGTTTTGATAAAAGTCCCAACTTATTAGTTAGTTCTTCACATTGTATCCACCTCGCACTACACATTGAATATCTTTCTAAAAGTTGTGGTGAGATTTTTTGAGCACAACCTATCTTTTTAAGCCACTCCCAAGTTTCCTCATATATTTCTTTTGCCTGTAGTTCATTTCCATCACGTTGTTTTTCTGATAAGAAGTCGTGTGGCTTTGGCATCTCTGCTCCTTCTATTTCTGGTATGTCTAATGTTTCTAATGTTCTACCACCAGGATTACCATTTTCTACTTTTTCTTTTACCGCTGATTTCTTTCTTCCAGCACCAATTCTTGCACCACCACGACCACCAGTATTGTTTGATTTTGTAGGCATTGAATCTCACCTCCCTTTAATACCCTTTTGAATTCGCATTTTTTACACATAAGACCCCACGCCCGTTGCACTACTCATACTTTTTAGAGATTTAAATCCCCCCTACCTATAATATTTAGGTTTTGCTTTCCATCTATCTCCTCGTTCAGCATGAATTGTTGCATGACATGATTTACAAAGTGAAATTAAATTCTTTCTATTATGTGTTCCACCTTCAGCTAGTGGTAGTCTATGGTGTACTTCTTCCATTGCTCTGTACACTCCATGTTCCCAACACTTCTCACACAAAGGGTGTTCCTTTGCATAGCTGTCACGGATTCTTTTCCAAACTCGTCCATACCTTTTCTTTATTTCTGGACTTCTATCGTATCGTTCATACCTTTTATTTTCTTGTTTCTCATGTTCTAAACAAAACCTAGCATCAGTTAAGTTGGGACATCCTGGATAAGAACATGGACGCTTAGGTTTCTTTGGCATCTATCTGTTTCCTTTCTTTCATAGTAAAAGCCCTACAGGTTACAATCCCATAAGGCTTTAATCATTTTATTTTTTCTCCATTATAATAATACCATAAGATTATACTCTCATACTATCACATTTACTCTCATCTTCATTTGGAACTACAATTTCCTTCAAAGCTAGGCTATGCATACGATGAATATGTTGAATTGAATAGCACATATCAACAGATATTTGTTCCCAAGTTATAAAACATAAATACCTTTTTTCAAGAAGAGTTTGATATTCTATGTTAGGAACTGCTTTTATTACTTCCATAATTTCTTTTTTCAAATTTATTAGCTTTTCAATGTCAGCTTTTAACTTATCCTCCAAATCAATTATTTTTATAATGCAATCTTCCATTCTTGATCCACCACGATTTGGATTTCTTGGCATATCTGATATGGTAGATGTACATCTTGTTGCTAATTCATTTAAAGATGCTATCTGTTGTGTCTTTGAAGTTATACGTTCATCAAGATAATGAGCCTGTAACAAATATTCTTTTGCTGTCATTTTTATACCTCCGATTTCTTCTTTTAATTACCCTCGGATTGACTCTGATTTACTAAGATTTGCTTTTACTGCATTTATTAATGAATCTTGTACTTTATGCTTTCCTTCTAATGCTTTTATAACTTGTTCATCAATAGTGCCTTTGGCAATAATATGTTCTATTACTACCGTTTTTGATTTTTGACCTTGTCGCCATAATCTTGCATTTGTTTGTTCATATAATTCTAAAGACCAAGTAAGTCCAAACCATATAATTGTAGAACCACCATCTTGAAGATTTAACCCATGTCCTGTTGATGCAGGATGAATAAGTGCAACTGATATTTTTCCATTATTCCAATCTTGGATGCTTTTATCAGTATCAAGTCTTCCACTTTCGATTTTCTTTGATTTCAAATATTCTTCAATTCTATCAAGGTCATGTTTGAACCAATATGCAACAAGTACAGGTTTTCCATTTGCTGATTCAATTAAATCTTCTAAAGCCTCTAATTTCTTATCATGAACTTTTACAAATTCTCTATTTTCATCATATATGGCTCCATTTGCCATTTGTAATAATTTGTTTGAAAGAACTGCTGCATTACTTGCAGTTATTTCTCCTCCAGGAAGTTCCAAAACTAAATCATCCTTTAATTCTTCATATTTATTGATTTCATTATCATCAAGAATTACTGAATAATTGTTTTTTATGAGTTTTGGCATTTCTAAATAATCGGTTGATTTCATAGAAATGGTTATATCTGATATTTTCTTATATATTTGTTCTTCTGCATTTGGTAATGGTTTATAACTGAATATTATTTGACCATTTCGCTTATCTGGTACAAAGTAGGTATTTCTATATTCTCCAATAAACCTACCTAGTCTTTTTCCCATATCTAAAACTTTAAATTCTGCAAATAAATCCATTAATCCATTACTTGATGGAGTTCCTGTTAATCCAACCATCCATTTAACTTTAGGTCTAACTCTCATAAAACTTTTAAACCTTTGTGAGCTATAATTTTTAAAAGATGATAATTCATCAATTACAACCATATCAAAATTAAATTTATAACCCATTGTTTCAACTAGCCATTTAACATTGTCACGATTAATTATATAAATATCGGCATTGTTTCTTAATGCTGCTAGTCTTTCTTTTTCTGTTCCAACTACAATCTCATATTTTAAGTTATGTAGATGTTCCCATTTTTCTATTTCAGCTTTCCAACTAAATCTTGCAACTCTTAATGGTGCTATAACTAAAACTTTATGAACATCAAAACTATCAAACAATAAATTGTTAATTGCTGTTAATGTTATTGAAGTTTTTCCTAAACCCATATCAAGTAGAATTGCAGACTCGTTGTGAGTTTCAATAAACTCTGTTGCATACTTTTGATAATTATGTGGATTGTATATCATCTATAACACCTCCTATATCTTTTACATCATCTAGTACATACACACTAAATCCCATCTCTTTTAACTTTTTAATTCTTACAAGTTGGAGTTTTCTTGGTTTTTGCTTTGGTGCTTTTAACTCCACAAATGCAATCTTGCCTTTTGACATCAAAACTAGTCTATCTGGTATTCCATCTAATCCTGTTGATGCAAGTTTTAGACATAAACCACCATACTTTTTTACTTCACTTACCAACTTTTGCTCTATATACTTTTCTCTCATTTAACTTTACTCCCATCAGTCTTAAAAATTAGGTGGTGCTGGTCGATGATGGTCATTTCCATAACTTTTCTTATATATTATTTTTTTAACTCTATAGAATACTTATAGAAAAGACCTACATCGACATACACCATTTTGATTAATTCATAAAATCAGACTTTAATTTAAGTCCATAAATAACAATCCCAGACTTGGTTCTCTTTCTTTCAAATCCAGCACTTTCAAGAGCAGTGTAAAAATCGGTTGTACTTCTGATGTAGTCACCAACCCTAGCACAATACTCACGATATGAACTATAAACATCTCCTGATTTTTCATTAAAGGTTACATCGACCTCACAACACTCATCTAAGAATTGTGAAAACCAATCGTTACTCTCCTTATATTTATTGATGGCATCAGTTACAACAGATGGTTTAGTTAAATGATAACCATTATCGATTACTCGTTTTGCACCTTCCATGATCCATTTCAAAATAGCACCACCTGCATTTTCATAAAGGTAGTCAGCATAATTTTTAATATCTGATGAACCCTCAATTTTTGCATTAAAAGGAATAACTATAAGTCTTCTCCATGTACCTTCATCAATTGCACCAACCTTTGGAAGATGATTTGTATAAAGTACTAAAGTATGTGTTGGTTCAAACTTAAATGGCTCCTTATACTTTTTCTCGGCATAGATTTCATCAGTAGAACAAAGCTGTTTTATATTTGAAGTATTAAACCTCATACCTTCTTCTAGCTCTGCTGCAATAACAAGTCGCTTTCCTTTTATCTCTGCCATTTCAGGTTTAACATTTCTTTTGCATCCAACTGTTAAAGTATCAGCTGACATATTTCCACTATAAGTTCCTAATATTTTTGAGATAGTATTCCAGAATGTAGACTTACCATTTCTTCCACCACCATATGCAATAATAAGTCCTTCAAGATGAACTCTACCAATAGCAGAAAGTCCTGCTACTTCTTGGACATATTTGATTAAATCCTCATCATCACAAAAGAATGTATTTAGTGCAGCATTCCATATATCTTCTCCTTCATTAGATGGATCAATAGTTGTTTGCTTTGTAATAAAATCTTCTGCTAGATGCTCATGCATTTTACTAGCACCATATCTTAAGTCATATGTTGCCTTTGGTGTATTTAGCAAGAACTCATTACTATCTAATCTATCTTGTTTTATTTCAACCATAGGACTTACTTCTTTTAATGATGCATAGATGTATTTTGAATCTCTTCTTTTAATTGCATACTTTCTATAAGCTGTAACATCTTCATATTCTTTAAACACCTGTGCTTGTTCTTCATTAAAAAGTGCTACTGCCTTTTTTGGACCGACAGATGCAAGAATATCCCAAGCTCCATTTTTTAGCATTACATCTGTTAGTTTTTTAATACCAACTTCTGCCTCTTCTAGTTGTCTTGTTGTAAGTTCTTGTGATATTGCTTGTGCTTTTGACCTTGACTCCTCCCAGTAACTTCCGTTATAAACAAGAAAGTCTGTTGATGGAGAATACTTTAATTTGTTTTCATATTCTTTTGCTAGTACAGTTGCTTGTCCTACATCTGAATAATCAAGTGGTTCTAAATTGAAATCTTGATTATATTGTTCAGGGTCAACATATCCTTCTTGACTAGATAATTTCTTATAAAACTTTTTAGCACTATTCCAAATAGATACTAATTCTTCATCATCTAATGGTGGGTCACAAGTTGCTGCTTTT